TTAATCTTTCGAGATGTTTTTGAGATATCTTGCGTAGTCCGCCCTGATCTCGGCCTCAGTCGCCTTGGGGTTTATGGCGCGGTAATATTCCAGCACCTCAGCAGATATGGCGGGAACGTCGCCGCCCTTCCCCCGGGATTTTGTGGCCTCCAGATGGGCCTTGCTCTGGGCCGCATTTATGGCGGCCTGTTTCGTCGCCGCAGCCGCCCGCTCCGAGAGCCGCTCCATGTTGGCCAGCCTGTAGGCCTCCACGAGGCTGAGGCGGTTCTGCTTCACGAATCGGTAGAACTCCGCGTAGTTCGGCATCTTCGCGAGGTCCTCGACCGTGTTGATCGCAGGGTCGAGCTCGTGTATCTGCCTCAGCTGCTCGTTCATCGCCGCGGCCGCGGCCTGCCGTTTCGCCTCCCTCGCCTCTTCGAGCTGGGCCTTGATCTCAGGCTGCTCAGCCGCGAGTTTGGCGAACTCCTCCTCGGTCATGCCGGCCTTTTTCAGCAGCTTGGTCCGCCTGTCCTCGTCCAGTTTGGCGCGATAGGCGTCGTAGTCGGCCTTGTTCTTGATGGGCTCCTTGGTGTAGGGGTTCGTGAGACCCAGCGCCGCGATGCTCTCGTCCAGCTGCTTCGCAGCGCGGGCCCGTATCTCGCGCGCTATCTGCTCGCGGGTCTGTGGATCTATCCCCGCGCCGGCGTTTCCCGCGCCGTTTTCCTCAGGCGTCTGTCCGTCCGGCTCTTCGCCGCCGGGCTCTTCGCCGCCGGGCGGCGCCGTCTCCGGGGCGCCTCCCGCCGCAGGCTGCTGTTCGCTCGGTGCATTTGCCGCGCCGGCATCCGCTTCCTGCTCACGTTCGCCCTGAGGTCCTGCCGGCCCGGGGTCTCCGGTCGGCTCTCCGCTCGTGTCTACGCCGAATATTTTGTCGTAGTCCATTTTTACCGTCCTTTCACTTTCTGCCGTTGCCGGTGCGGAGATCGTTGCCGCGCTTTACTATCTCCTTGCCGCGCTTGCCGTTGGGGTCAATGGGCGCCTCGACGCGCTGAGCGCCGTCGTTGCTGATCCGGCCGATGTAGCCGTGGCCGTTGCGACTGCCGTAGTCGCGGCCCCTGTTCCTGCTGTTATCGGGCATAGCCATTTGTGGCACCTCCTTTCGATGTGTTGTGGCGGATGATAACGCTCTCTCCTGCGCATAGGTATCACATAGCGCCACCGCCCGTCTGTGCGTTGCCGAGCGCAGCCGCCTCCACCTGACCGGCGAGTTCCGCCGCCTGCTGGGCGGCCGCCTGGCGCGCCTGCATCTGTATCTGAACGGCCTGCAGCTGTTCCTGCCGGCGCTGCTCCTGCTCAAGATAGCCGAGCGTTTCGCCGGCCCCCGGATAGTGCAGGAGATTCATCTTCCGCCAGAAGAGTATCAGTGTGCTCAGGCTTTGCGGGTTGCCGAAGGCCCCGGTCTGCAGGTTCATCCGCGTCTCCTGCCACATCGCCTCCCGGTTTGAGGCCAGCGGCGCGGAGGTATCGCAGGTGAAGAGGAAGGCATCGTTCCAGTACCACTCCCCGCTCGCGTCCTGCTGGAGGAAATCGAAGCGGTCGAAGGTCTTGTACTCGGCATTGCCCCGCTCGTCCATCGTTCGCACAGCGCGAGGCTCGTCCGCATAGGCCAGCTTGAACTTGAACATGAGCTCGAACAGCGCAGCATACGCCGCGTCGCGCATCACCCGTTTGGACTCAAGCCGCCCCGCAGTCTGCGCCGCGGCGAACTCCTTGGCCGTGCCGCTCGTCGCCGTCGTGTCCCGCCGCCCCTGGAACGAATCGGTTATGCCAATGATCTGCCGGGCCTCCTCGTATATGTGGTCGAGGTATTCGCGGTCCTGGCTCACATCGCCCTCGAGGTTATATACGCCTATCATGTTCGCGTCCGCGGGGTTTGCCGGGCGGTAGACGCGCATATCATTCTCGTCTATGCCCACACATGCATCCGCGGGCAGCGTGACAAAGGAGCCGCTCGAGATGAGCTTGTCGATGATCTTTTTTTCGAGCCTGTTTGTAGTGTTCTGCTGATCCGTGATCTTGTCGATATCGCTGTCGCCGAGGAACTGGCCGTATACGCTCACGTTTTTCTGGAGCACAACAGGATAGCGGAGGGGCTTGTAATACGGCACACGGAACGGCACGAGCCTCACGGCCGGCACAGGAAGGCCCGTGATTTCGTCGATCTCGCCGGTGAGATAGACCTCCTCGTGTGCGCCCGGTATGCGATGGCTGAGGCTCGTCGTTATGGGCGACCAAATCTCCTCGAACTCCTCCTCGCTGTACTCCCAATCCGTCGAGCCGCAGTAGGGGCAGCGCCGCGCCTCGTGCCCGTCCGGCTCTTCCTCCGGCTCTTCCTCGCCCTCGGGCCAGAGCTCGCCGTCTATCCAGCGCATAGCTCCGCTCCAGCCCTCGTCGTCCGGCGGGAGCCCCGGGCGGCCCGAAACCCCCTCGGCCTGTTCCTCGTCCGGCTCTTCCTCCTCTTCCTCGAGCGCGTGCTGCTTATCATCGCCGTCGTCGGCCGTGGGCTCGAGCTGGCCGCATACGGCGCAGCGCCGCAGCCGCCTCGCCTGGTAGTCCTCGAGGTCCTCGAGCTCAACATCCCCGCACCAGCTGTACATGCCTATCCCTCCGGCGTCGTTCCGGTAGTAGGCGATATACTGCGTCACCATGTCCTCGGCCGTGCCGCCGTCGCCGCCCTTGATATCCGGCTCAGCCTCGCCCTCGAAGGAAACGTCCTTCCCGTACCGCCGGTATATGTATTCCCGGGTCTGCGGCATCTTGAGGATGATGTAATCCATGTCCTCGATGCCGCTGTACACGCCGTCCTGCGGCACCATCTGCCGCGGGTGGATGGGCACGACGTTCAGCTCGCCGATCGTGGTGTGCGTGCGCGCCGTGTTGTCCCACTCAACGAGGTAGGCCCCGCCGCCCTGGATGGGGACTATCCGCTCCATGAGGTCGTTAATCTCAGCAAAGGGCAGGCGGTCCATCTCATTGCGCAGCATGTCCTCGATTATCTTGGCAAGCGGCTCGTCCTTCTCGTGTACCGCCGTGACCTTCGGCGAGGGGATGTTGCTGTCCACCTGGGCCTCTATGAGCTCGCTGCATATGTTCCGCACGTGCGGCGTTTTTGCGTTGCTCGGCCGGTATTTGTTCACGAGGGGGAAGATGTACCTGGAGCCCTGATACAGCCGCTCGCGCTCATCCATGCGCGCATACCAGTTTTCGTATTGCGAATCGTTCCGGGCAAGCCTGTCCTGCCACAGGTGCAGCCTGTCTCTGTTCATGTCTCCTCCTTATCTGCCGGGCGGCCCCCAGCGCTGCTCCAGGAAGCGCTTCCCCGCGGGGGACGCGCGCCGGTAATCCTCCAGCATGTCCCTGGTCCATTGCATCCGGGCCGGCGCCTCCTGTATGTGCGCCGCTCGTACCCAATATACGCAGAAGCCGCGTATAGCGTCGGCCGCGTGCGTGAGCTCGTGAGGCTCCTGCGCCACGTCGTTCACGCGCTTGTCGTCGTACCGCAGTTGCGGGAGCGTGCGGATGAGGTTGGCGCAGCCCGGGAATATCCGCAGCTTTGCCGCCCGCCGCCCCTGCTCGTCCTCAAACACATGCAGCCGCTCGTGCATCGCCATCCAGCCGTCCAGCCTGTCGTTGCTCGTTTTGGTGAGGGCAATACCGTGCTCAGCAAATATATCAGCCACGCTCCGCCCGGTCTCCTGCCGCGCAGCCCAGAGGTCCGGCGGCGCGAGGTAGGCCGTGATTTTGTCCTCGCCCACCATGTCAAGCACGGCCTGGGCCGCCTCGCTCACTATGAGTCCCTTTGCGCCCTCACCAAGGTCCCGTCCCTGATATACCTCGCGTACGGCGTAAGCCATGTCGTGCTCGTCCACCACGATGAGATATGCCGCCAGCATGTCGAGGCCGTAGTCGATTGTCACGTAGCGCCGCCACCAGGCCGGCGGCTCGAAGGGCGCCACGACATGCACGTCCCGGTCCCACTCGCTGAAATACTGGCCTGCGAACACGTCCCAGGAGCCGTTGAGCCAGGCCTCTCGCAGCTCATAGGGCAGGGATTCGAGCATGCGGATATATTCGGGGTCCCGCTCCATGAGCACGGGATTGTCAGTTACTTTAGCCTGGATGAATTCGTAGTCGTCCGCCCGCTCGTCGCCATGGTATAGGCGGTCGATAAAAAGCCGCTTCACCCAGGCATGGCCCACGCCGCCCGGGTTGCAGGTGAGGTACATGCGCTTTGGGAATCCGCTCACGCCGCGCAAACATCCCTTGAAGGTTTGGAACTGGTACTCCGTAAGCTGTGTCGCCTCGTCGATGAAGATGATATCGTACTCCTGCCCCTGATACCTGAGCACATCCCGCTCCGCGGAGCAGTAGCCGAACCAGATGTTGGAGCCGTTCGGGAATATAAATCGCTTCTGCTTGTCGTTCCAGTGCGCGAGACCCGAGAGCTCCAGCTGCATCGGGAGAATGTGATTTTGCAGCAGCTCGGGGTATGTCCGGCGGACGATGAGGATGTTTATGCCGGGATAACGGTGCGCCAGCACGTCGGCCTTCTCGCGCACCGCCCAGGTCTTACCGCCGCCGCGCGCACCGCCGTAAGCGATGAAGCGCCGGCGGGCCTTGAAAAAGAGTTTCTGCCGCTCATTGAGCTCGAGCACCCTATTCGGCATAGCCGGCGGCCTCCTCGTCAGTCGCCCCGCGGAAGATTATCTGCATCTCGTTTGCACCCGGAGGGAGCACAGCCTCGACCTTGTTCCGCCAGCGCTCAGGCTCGCGGTTGGTGAGCCAGAAAATTTGCGCCTTCACGTTGGGCTGGATGTAGACCTCCTCGTCGGCGTAAACGATTTTCTCCTTCTCCACACGCCGACCGCGTGCGTCGAAGCTCGTGCTTTTGAGCTTCATCGGCTTTTTGAGCACCCGAACGCCTCCGAGCGCGGTTTCGAGCAGGCTCCGCTCGACCCGTTCATTGACCGCGCGCGCATCCGCGCCCGTGCGTGCGCGCGTCACCGCCTCCGACATCTCCGAATGCTTCTTGAGCCAGTCGTAGTACGTCGAGGGGCTGATGCCCATCTCCTTAGCCATTTCGGAGTCAGTCAGCCGCGGTGCCATCTCGGCGAGCCGCTCAAGCCCCTGTTCTGTCAGCCATTCCGCATATTTGGCCCGCGCCACGACCAACACCTCCCTGCGCGCGTACTATCTCTCAATCTGCAATCTATCAGCCTTACCCCCTCTGTTACCGTCAACTTTCACTTTCAGGCATAAAAAAAGAGCCCTCCCCAGCAGGGGGGAACGCTCTACCACAACTCGAAAAATCGTCGTCTCACTCTATCCAGCGTCGAGGGCGAAACGAAATATTCCGTCGTCACCGCCTCCCAGCTCGCAGGCGTGCAGAGATAGGCCCGGAGCGCGTCAGCATACTCGCCCCCGGCCTCGCGGCACAGTCTGTCTATTTTACTTTGCACCTCCGCAGTCTGCCGCGCATAGTTCTGGCACGCAAAAAATATCATGCCCTGCTCGGCATAGCCCTTATGTACTGAGGGGAGATACTTGAATTTCCTCGCCATCCCGCCCTCCTAACTGCGCATCGGTGCGAAGGGCAGCGCATAGCGGATATACTGCCCCGCTCGTTTGCCCGAGTAGGCCGTACGGTACAGCAGCTCGCAGCCCTTTGGCACGCGCAGCTCCGCCCCGCTCCATACGACGCGGCACTTCGGCTGAGGCCTCACAAGGTTGCGGGAGGGCTTGTACTTCTTCTCGTCGGGCAGGCGGCGAACCTGGTTCAGCAGATACTCCGCCAGCGGCGTGTAATCCTTTTGCGCGCTGAGCGCTTTGGCGTAGGCGCCCCCGTGCGGCCAGGCTTCCAGGCAGGCCTGCCACGCGGCCCGGTTGGCTATGATGTGGTGATGTATGCGGACTGCCTCGCCCGTCTCCCCGTCCATATCGGAGGTCACGGCTATGTATTTGAGCTCCGCTCCCGGAGGAAGACGGCGCTTGACCCGGCGGATGTAGTTGTCCAGCTCGCGGTTAGCCTCCTTGCGGAGATAGTCTTCGAGTATGCCCGGCTCCTGCCCGGCGGCCCGGTCTGCCTCCTGCCTGGCTTCCGCCCTGCGAAGGAGCTCGGAGTATTTCTTCGGCCCATAGTCCAGCCCGAGGAACAGATCCCCGGCTGAGAAGTTCGCGTGTATCTCCCGATTGAGTCTGCGCGCCGCGTCGTTCTCGTTCTGCCGCTGCTTCCGCTCCGAACTGCGCCCGAGCTTCCGCCCCCTGGCCGGAGGCTCACCGGGGACCCAGTATTTCGTTTTCTCCCCGAGAGCCCCGCACTCATATGTGCGGATCTCCCAGTACCCGGTCGAGCCCATATATTTCCCCCGCGTCCGTAAACTTAGGCCTTTACGAACCTTTGATAACGCGCGTGCGCGCGCGTATTAAAATAAAGTATATGCTCTCACAAAAGGGCCCGCCGCGCGGGCCCTGTGGTCAGAACACATCCTTGTCCTCGCCGCTCTCGTCCGGCGCATCATATCCGTGATCACGCATGAGGCGATCAAAGTTTGCATCCACGATGCCGTACAGGCCATCGCTCATTATGTGCAGCGCCGCCAGCAGCTTGTCCTGTACGCCGCTTTTGTAGTAGCCTGTCAGTACTTCGCCTCCGCCAATGTCTGCTGCAAGCGCCAGCCACCCAAACCGCTCAATGTCCAGCCCTTCAAGCGAGCGCGTGATAAACTCCGCCAGCTCGCGCTCGTTCTCGTCAGTGTAGATTACTGATATCATTTACCGCCTCTGGTTCTCTATCTATGATGCAGTTATCCTCGAGGGTCTCCGGCCCGCTGCATACCCCGGCCAACGCGCACTTGCCGCAGCCGTCATATCCCTCCCGAGCCTTCATGCAGTTCCGGACAATAGTCGCATAGTCGTACTTGTTCAATGTGATTTTCATAGCATTCACCTTTCATACAATGGATTTAAAGGCCCCGCGCCAGGAGGCCCCTCTGTTCCTGGGTCGCCTGTAGGGTCAGCATGTACGTTGTCAGGACTGGCCGTCACTACAGCCACATTCAGCCTTGCCTGCCAGATAACGGCGTCTCGCGTCTCCTGTTTGCTGTATGTGATTTGCTCATCTATCGCCCGCATCAGCGACTCCCTGAGGCCCGTTTTGAAATACTCGTCCGGCGCAAACTCAAGGAGCAAAGCATCCTCGAGTTTGCGCGCCCGCGCTTCCGCTACATAAGGTCTGATCGTATAGCCGGGCAAAGGCGGCCGGGCCTCGAGGGCTTTGAGATATTTTTCATAGAGGTTTTTATGATCTCTTTTAAGGATGAGCCGCTCTTGCAGTTCATCATTGTATGCCAGGCGAAGACCCTCCAGATCTGAGTTCGGCACATATCCAAGGCGCTTAAAGGCCGTCTGCGCCCGCCGGGCCGCCGCCGCCTTGAGCTTTTTCAGCAGTTTCTTCATGCCGTCCTCTCTCCCTATCCAGTTTCTCGCGGATGGCGTCTCGGACGAAATCGGGGCTGACAATGTATGCCTCACGCACCCCACGCCTTTGCATCTCGTCATATATCGCGTTGACAAGGCTCTCTTCTTTGATATCGGCCATCAGCAGCCCGAACTCTCCAACGTCCACCAGGCAGCCGTCAGCCGGTCCCTGCAAGATCGCCCCGCTCATTTTGATGCACGCCATAGGTATAGGCTCATCCTGAGGCTCAAAGCATTCCTCATTGAATAAACATGGCTGCTGACTTTTTGTGCAGCGGTCCATCACTCTAAATTTGCAGAACGCCATTCTCATCACTCTCCAAGCCTTTACACAAGTTTAACTGCACCACTCAGGCAGGTTTGCGCGCACGAGGGCCTCTGCGAAGGGCGGCGGCACGGCGTTGCCGCAGCGGGCGGTCTGTTTGAACTTCGGATATTCCCGCCCAGTGTAGTCCCGGTCGATTATGTAGTCGTCCGGGAATCCATTGGCACGATACAGCTCCCTCGGTATCAGCATGCGTAGGCCGATATCGGCTATGAAATACCACGCGCCTCCAAGCTCAAGCAGCAGCACCTCGTCATCCGCCAGCGCGTACCCGCAGTGAATATTGAGCAGGCCGCGGATCTTCAGCCAGTTGTGCAGCACTGCGCCCGGCTCCGCTTTCCGCACCTCTGTAGTGACCACGCCATGATGACCTCCGCCCGCGGTGATGGTCTGCACCGGCTCATAAACCGCTCCGCCGAGGTTTGTGCCCTTCATCTTGACCAGGCTTGCAAGCGTCAGGCCAGCGCGGTCTCGCGCTGTAACAGTGCGCAGAGGGACCGTCACGTTCTGCCCATGGCGCTCAGCGCCGTAATATGCAGTCAGCGATGCCGCCGCCAGCCCGTAACGGTTGGCGGCGTCTATTGTCATCAGTGGCTCTGTCACGTTCTGCCCCCGGATATGCTCGTGCCGCTCCGTGTGATACTGGATGATGTAAGGCCGGCAGGCTCCACGTTCCCCAGGCCTTTCCGCAGCAGGCACTGCATACAGTGCCGACGACCTAATCACAAACTTGTCCACGCCGCGGATGACACGCCGCATGGTGTTTGGGCTGAGTGGTCGCTGTGCGGTGAGGCCGTACTTATCTCGCACTTCCTTCCGCGTGTCAAAGATGGACGGGCATGGCAGCGACCAGTCGATGATTTCCGCCGCGCTCCTCCACGGCTTTCTCACCCCCGCCTTCGCCTCCGGGCTGTCAGCCGGCGCGTGGGTAGGCTCCGGCCACGCGATGGGCCGCCCGTCGCAGCGGGCAATGAGGAAAAACCTCTTGCGCGTTGTTGGCGCGCCATAGTCCGCGGCTACCAGCTCGCGCCACTCGACGTCATACCCCAAGTCCCGGAGCTGCCCCAGCCACTTTGTGAATGTCTGACCGGCCTTTGATTTTACCGGGCGTCCACGACGCACCGGTCCCCAGGTCTGGAACTCCTCCACGTTCTCCAGGATGATCACCCGCGGCCGCACCGTTCCCGCCCAGCGCAGGACGATCCAAGCGAGGCCCCTGATATGCTTGTCCACGGGCTTCCCGCCCTTGGCTTTGGAGAAATGCTTGCAATCCGGGGACGCCCACAGCAGGCCCACCGGCCTGCCGGCGCAGACCTCCACGGGGTCAACATCCCACACGCTGGCCTGAATGTGCTCAGTGCGCGGGTGGTTCGTCTTGTGCATGAGTATTGCGTCCGGGTCGTGGTTGATAGCGATATCGACCGGCCGCCCGGTCGCGAGCTCAATGCCCGTAGACGCTCCGCCGCCTCCGGCAAAGCTGTCGACTATGAGCTCTCTCATTCACCCCGCCCTCCCATTTTCTGCTCATATTTCTCGCGCGTTCCTTTATATTTGCGCACCATTGCCCGCTCTTCCTTTAGCATCTCCATCTGCCCCGGCGTCAGCAGCGGGGCACGGCGGTTCCAATCGGCCAATGCCGTCTTTTCCGAACTGTGCCACTCAGCCATCGTCCCGCAGTCGCTGCACCTATATCCAAACTCTCCGCAGGCATACATACTTTTTATGTCTGCACCGGCGCATGAAGGGCACGGTATTGCCACCCCTTGATCCGTCAGCCTCTCTGCTGCGTCGTGGTCTCCAAGCATCGCGCGTTGTATGTCAGTCATCTGAATTCCTCCATCCTGTAGTTAAGTTCGTCATCGAGCATCGCCCAGCGGAACACTTTGTCGTCTGGAGATAGGAGGCCCATGTCCTCAAGCTCGAAGCGGCGGTCAAAGTCGTGTGCGGTGTGCCCGTCAGCCTTTAACGTTACAGGGCTATCTCTATCCCATTTGAGCATCAGCGCCCAAAGCTCAGGGTAATTGTGTCGCAGGATACGTAGCTGATTAACGCTTTGATTGTGGCAATACCAGCACCCGCCGCGCGCCGATGAGGTATATATTGGCGATAGTAGGTTATTTTCTTCGCACCAGCGTCGGCAGTCTGCCTCTGTCCATCCTGCTTCTAATAGCGGGGAGCGTTTCTTGTCAGACAATACATGAAACCTGCTAGGTTCGTCTGCGGCTATGCCAACATACTGCATTGCGTCCTTCGGCAGTTTCCCAAGTACATGCTGTTTAAGTCGAGAGTTACACCATGGGCCGCGCTGAAAGGGCCAGCCATAAATGCTCCCAGCACATTTGCTTTTTGCCGCCCGCCCATTGTTGCCGCATATCATATAAAAACAATCTTGATATGTGTATTTACTGCGAATATGTTCGACAGTGATGCCCCAGCGGTCTTTGATAGTCTTATCGGCGTATGCCTTAAACTCCACCATCGGCGGCAAATCCGCTGGTATTGTATCCGTTGCCCATACCTCAGCGTGGACTATGCGGTCAAGCGGCCATCCCAACTGTTCGATGGCTCCGAGACACGCAAGGCTGTCTTTACCATGGCTTAGGCACAGTATGTGCTCCGACATTGTCCGCTCCTCCTTCAACAAATCCCAGCTCCCGCAGCAGCTCGTGTGGGACAGGGATCACTTCATAACGTGACTTGATCCGCCGTGTCTCGTCGCGCTCCGTCCACTCGTGGCTGAGCAGCACACGTTCCCCTGCTGTGCCGAGGTGCAGATAATGCCGCTCCCCCTCGAGCGAGAACTGAAGCAGGCACGCCCCGCTCGGGTATCGTACAAAGCGTTGCCCGCCTTTCTGCCCTGTCTTAATGCCGTAATGCTTAGCCAGGCGCAGCATCCTCGCCGGAGTGATATTAAGCCTCCGCCCCGCCGCATCCATGCCCGTCCTCCGTATCAAACCAGTTCCGGCTCTCAAGCCAGGTCCATATTGGCCCAGGCTCATCCGGGCGGCTCAGCCTCACCGCCAGCGCCGACTCGCTGTCACTCAGCACTACGCAGCCGGTCTGTAGGTATGACACATAAGCAGTGTTCCGCTCTCGCAGAGCCCAGCCGGGACCGATGCCGTATATATGTTCGTCCAACGTCTGAACAAGCTGCTGGGCCCCGAGCCGCAGCGGCAACAGCGCGCAGGGCCGCTCCGCATAGCTGCGATTGAAATATGTACTGTACTCAGTCTCGAAAACCTCGTCCTGCATGCCCTGTGCGCTCCAGCCGCTCTTCCCTTTCGAGACGCTCAGGCAGTCTCCGGGACCGGGCACATAGCCGAGCATTTCCACAAGCGCGGCAAGGACGATCTTCGGCGGCTCGTCCATCGCATCCAGCTGCAAGCTCGCGGCCCAGCCAGGGCCGAGCAGATCCATGCGCCCGCCTAGTACCCGCAGCCGTAAGCCCACAGTTCCCGAGCTCTTGAGCGCACGAGCCAGCCTCTTTTCATTTATTATCATTTCCGTTCTCCTTCGCCACCTTGTTTGGCGGCCATCCATTGTAATTTCGCCAGTTGCTTATCTTGGCAGGCGGCACTCCCAACCTGTCTGCTATTTGCCTGTCCGTGAGCCCCTGCTTGTACAGTTCCCTGCGCAGGTCATATTCCGGGACCCGTGCGCTGTTTATGGGCAGCTCGTTTACCCTGCGCCATCGCTGTACCGATCTGACTCCCGTGCCGCAGCGCTCGGCGATTTCGGCATCGGTGCAGCCGGCCTTATAGAGTTTCAGGCGATGTGCGTTCAGCTTGGCCCGCTTTTCCAGTGCTTCCGCAAATCTCAGCCGGCCGCGGACCTCATCGGCTATCTGCTTGCGCATCTTATCTCCGCGCGGCCCCAGCTCCCGGCACCGGCAGCCGTCCCCGCTGGGTTCGCCCATTGTATATGCCCTGCTCACTCGCCGGTTCAGGCAGTACAGGCAGGCGACAAGGTCCTCATCGAGATGTATGCACCCGATACAGTACTCAGTTATCATCGCCCGTTTCCCCGAGCATCTTCATCCGCTTGCCTGTATAGCGGCAGTATTCATGCTCGATCCTCGCCCCGGCGGATGACTCCCACCCCGGCAGGAAAGCGACCAGGTCCGCGCTGTCGATCATGGCGAGGCATATGCGCATATAGTCCGCGCTCTTCATGCCCTCGGGCAGGTGTGCCGGGTTCAGCACTATGTGTCCCTCGTTCTTCTGCTCCATGTGCGCGGAAAGAAACTTGCGCTTGTACTCGGGGTCTCCTGTGATTTTGCCAGCTATGTATACCTTCAGCGGCGCCACCGCCGCGGTCTGTATCGCAGTCATGCTATTGTCCACTCCTCAAAATAATCTTGTCTGGCGTTCTTCGACTTCGCGCAGCGCCGCCTGCTCGGCGGCCCGCGCCTCTGCCCGTTCCCGCCGTGCCTGGGCCTCAGCCCGCTCCCGGAGCACCTGTTCATGTATGCGCTGCTCAAGTGGAGTCCGTTTCCGTTCTCCCGGCGGCGCCTTGTCCCTGCGCCGGCCGGGGCAGCGGCCCCAGTGCGGCACGTAGCCGCTCTCCTGCGGTACTGCGGGATGTCCGACCAGCGTCCCCCGCTCATATGAGCCGTCGCGCTGATAGAACAGCAGCGGCCCGTCGGCATCCGGCCAGTAGAGCACTGGCTCCGCCTCGCAGGGCATGTTCTTCCCCGCCCGCGTGCGGATGAATATCAGAGGCTTGCCGCACTCGCGGCAGGGTATCTCAAACCGCTCCTGTCTTGCCATAGCCTTCCGCCTCCTTTGCCGGGCCCAGCTTCTTTGTCCGGCACTCATGCGCAATGGGCAGCCAGCGCACGCCCCAAACCTTCGCCGCCGCGATGATGGCGCGCAGCCTGTCCTCCGCCGTTACCTCCACGTCCTCATAGAGATCGTGCCGTACTTCCCACCTGTCCACGCCGCTCACCTGCCAAAGAGCCGCGAGAAAAGAGAGGCGAAAGGTTTTTTAATTTCCATTTCTACAACGTCTGCGTCCTTGGCCGCCTCAATAGCCTCATCCATAAGTCCGGGGAATTGTGTCTCCAGCGTTTTAAGCCCCATAAGGGCGCTCGCATATGTGCTTATCAGCGTTTCCCGGTCGCCCTGTATACTGGTCAAAAAGTGTGCTTCTCCTGCGCTGCCAAACGCGCCCAGCGCGCAGTCGCACTCCCGCTCAAGCAGCGGCTTGTCCTTGCCCTTTTCTCTGATAGTAACGATGTACATGTCCATTCCTCCGTCGTCATATTTGCAAGCGGCCCAGCCGCTCACCACACATATCCATAGCAGAACACATGCGCCCCTATCCGCCCCCACACCCTGTCATTCTCGGCGCCGCGGGAGAAGTACAGCACCTCATACGGCACGACCTCAGTCTCAAACGCCGCGTCCACGGCCTCGTAGTTGGCCTCATTCGGCACCACGCTCCCAAGGATGGGCGCAGTTGAAAACTGCCGTTCCTGGTATATGACCTCGCTCACCGTGTCCGGGAAGCTCTCGGAGCGCACGCGGTTGAGCACCACCTGGGCCACCGCGATCTGCCCCTCAAGCGTTTCCGTGTTTGCCTCGGCATACACCACGCGGGCGAGCAGCTCCCGCTCCTCCGCTGTGATTTCCTCATACCGCGGCTCTGGTTCAGGCTCAGCGGGCGGTTCAGGTATCTGCGGCTCATGTGCCGCCACGTCCGGCGCTACCGCCAGATGCGCCGCCAAGGCGGCGGAGCTGTAAACAGGCGCGGGCAGCTCACTTGCCGCCCGCGCCTCCTGCGCACTCAGGCGCAGCGATATGATGGCGGCGAGGATGATGAGCAGCACGCACAGTGCTATGTACCCGGCCAATACGGCCTTCCCCCTCCAATTTCTCATCTTTCCCCGCCGCCTTTCTTTTGTGTTCTTCATGTGAGCGCGTTCCCTTAGTGGATGTCCACTATCATCACCTTGCCGCCGCTCAGTGTTGCCGCGAGCTGCAGCTGCTCCAGGCATTCAAGGCTCTCACAGCGCTCCAGCATAGCCGCCAGCTCCATGAGCAGCAGCGCCGCCCCTCCGCGGTCCCTGTCCGCCCGGCCCGGCGCTTCCGGTGCCAGTGCGTTGACCTCCCGCGCAGCTTCCGACTCCGCCGCCGCCTTCTGCTTGGGCTTTGGCCCCGGCTTCACATATCCGCTCTCCGGATTGCGCAGGAGGATATCCTTTATCCAGTCCGCCTTTACCGCATTCAGCTCCGCCAGCACCTTGATTTGCTTGGGCTTGTTCTTCGCCGTCCGGTACTCCCGGACGATTTCGCTTTCGGACATAACCATGTTTGTACCCCTCTCAGTCCGCCAGCACGTAGCCGTACGGGCGTATTATCCTGTTGATACCGCTGCGCATGCGCGAGCGTTCCTCCTCCGTCGTCGGCCGCCGGTGTACGATACAGGTCGTGACGCCCTGCTTTGGGCCATAGTCGTACCGTAATATGTACCCGTCCTCGGTCTCCTCTTTCGTGATTATCGGATATACAGGCTCCGCCACAGCCCCTCACCTCCACCTTCAAGCCTATGTGTGCCCGCAGTTGCCCTATGCCTTGCCGTTCAGGCGCTCCCGTTCATAGCCTCGAACAGGTCGCAGCTGTCCTTCCAATTTGGGTACTTGAATCCTCTGCCTCTTGGGCAGCAATGTCCGCGACTAATGGGGCTGAACGCGCCTGAAGCCGTAATAACGTAGTGTTGGTGGAAATTACGACAGTTTGCGCACACTTTATCGTTGTTGGAAATTTTGAAGCATTCTCGGGCCTCTTTCAGGGCCTTTTCTGCCGTTCCGAGAACAATGAACCGCGCTATTACTGCCAGTGCTCTTACGTTTAGTGAACAAGTATCGCCCGTTCTCTTTGTCTCCTCTTTTTCAGTCTCCTCGTCCCAGCCCATCAGATGAGCCGCGTTTGTTTCCAAGGCGTGTGCAATCGGTTCCAGATACTTGGAAGGGATTTTCTCAATGTCGCCGTTTTCATATCGGTACACAGTTGCGCGCGACACTCCTAGCACCTTGGCAACCTCATCGACGGATATCTTTAAGCTTTTGCGCCGCTCCTTCATTCGTTCTCCAAATGTCTTTGGCATGGGCTTGTGAACCTCCTCTTGCTCTCTCGCCTTTTTTACTGCGCTAAGCTTTTACAGCGCGGAGAACCGCATATTAAAACATTTGCCAACTTGTCCCATGAATGGTATTATTATTTGTTGATAAAAGCACCCAGGCAACGCCGAGCCAAGCCCCGCAAAAAAAGGGGGGGGGAAGGTGTAACGACTGGACACGGGGCATCCCACGTGGATGAAGGCACAGTCTGAACTCACGGGCGACCGTGAGAGGCAGGCAGAAATGACTTGCCCGCGCCGTCAGGCGAAGTAACAATATGGATGTCTAGCGTAAGTATGAACGATGACATTGGTTACATTTCCGGCATGCTTTCTGGTATTAGCACTGTCAACACACTTACAGCCAGCATTATCAACCCCATAGATATTACTGGTGTAACATTAGCGAGCGAGGTGGTCACATCGCCCTGCTGCCCGGCGACGGGCGGTATGCACTCCGTAAATTCGGCGAAAATCTGGGTGCTCTTATCGACAAACTGGGCAAGCCTTGCTTAAATTTGTTCCATCCCGCCCGCGCTCATCCAGCGCGGGCTTTTTATTACCGCCGCTCACGTCCTCACCTCCTCTTGTCCGCCTCCGCGCCCGGTGGTAAAATCATCCGGAAGGGAGGTGACGATATGGCATCTATTCGCCAGTACGATAAACCTTGGACTTGCGCCAAATCCGGACATGAAGAAAAGTTCGCCGTATACCTGTTGGCAGCGGATGACGGCACAATTCTTGATGTCAAAGAGAATGGCTGTGAGAACATGGACGGAAGTGACGAATGCAACTCATGTCGCGCTCATGTTCTCCAGCAGCTCTATGAGCTCCACCTCGGTCATCGGCTCTGATAAGCGGATCGTGTGCGCCCGGTCATATGCCGCTGGCAAAAGTCCGCGGCGCACAAGTATTTCCGACAGGCAGACAATGGCGCCGTAAGCTTCTTCCGCGTGCGGCGTGTCCCTTGTGAACGCCTCCAGTGCGAACAGATACGCCTCTATGTATCTCCTGTCCCGTGTTTCGGAGTTCGGATACTCCCTGTCAAAGCCGACAAGTTCAAGTGCGCTCACGTCCTCACCTCCTTACTGCGCCGTCTGTTCCACAGGCAGTTCAAATAGCTTCTCGATGTTACACCCAAGCACATTGGCAAGTTTGGGAAGCACCGCGCTTTTTGGCGAACTTATACCGCGCTCCCATTTGGCAATGGTCGAGCGATCTACTCCCATTGCTCGTGCTAAGTCAACTTGCCTTAACCCCGCCTCTTGTCTGAGCCGTGCTATATTCATTGCAATTGCCTCCTTCGCTATGTGAAAATGTGCGATATTGGAAACTTTTACGCTATGTCCTCTTTCGCTATGTAAAAATGTGCGATAATGGAAACTTTTACTGCGCCTGTATCGGAGCAAACAGCTCGTCAATGCTTACATTCAGTGCCCCCGCAAGCGTGGGTATTTCATCTCCGTACACAGGGCGCTTGCAGTTGAGGATCCTGGAAAGGGTGTCTTTTCTCATTCCGGTTCGCTCTGCAACAACTTTTTGCATTCGCCCTTCTTGCTCGATGATTCTCTTAAGATTTCTATTAACGATGTAGCTCTTTTCCATTTAATCGCCCCCAACTCAACATACAATAGAATTTGTATCTAATATACTCTACGTTCCGTTGAGTGTCAAGCTATATTTTTTGCGTTAGCTCAATTTCCCGTTGACTTTTGCCCAACTACATGTATAATCAATCCAAGGAGTTGATTGCATGAGTGTCACCGAAATAGGGCGGAGGCTCAAAAAAGCACGCCTTGACGCGAAAATGACGCAAGCCGAGGCTGCCAGGAATCTAGGAGTATCGTTTCAGACAATAAGCAGTTATGAGCGCGGGATAAACCGCGTCGATAGTGACACACTTATGAAACTGTGCGCTATATATAAGACCTCCGTGGGCGAATTGCTGAGAACTCCGGCATGGTCAAAAGATATGCGCGAGGAATATGAACGTGCTTCCGAAGAACGTAAAGACCGACTTATCGAGTTATGGGGCTGTCCCGACTTCCTCATTGAACGGGAAAATCAGAAGCGTGAACCGGACACGTCACATCTATCTGCTTTAGATGAAGCCATCCTTTATGCTTATCATAGAGCCACGAAGGAGGACCGGGAAATGTTCGATAATTTAGTCCGTCGCTATGTGCCCTCCTTTGAAGGTGAGCAAGAGGACCCCGCAGATCAGGCACCGGCAAGTGCAGGCTGATTGACTTCAACGAATACAAGAAAAAGCGCGGCCTGTAGCCGCGCTTTGGGAGGAGGTGTTATGCAACGTCCGCTGCTCTAGAAGTTTTGGGTTTAACCTTTGCGCTATATGTCGTAGGCAGGCTACTGGCGAACTATGAAATGTATCGAGAGGATCAGGAAAAAGATGATTTTCTAAACAAGCTGCTTGCAGGGGCTGCTTGTTTATGCTTCTATTTAGGTATTATATCGACCGGCATTGTGTATCTGGTCCAGATATACCCACGAAAAAGACTAGAGAAAATCGTTAGCCGTGAAACCCGGGAGGAATGCGAAAAACACCATGAAATCGAAATTAATGCTCTAAAGCGAGAGCTGCACAGCATAAAAAAAGAGATGGGCTTTCAAGAAGCGCTCTGGAAAGACCGCGAAATCCGCTACAAGTATAAAATCGAGGCATTGCAGTACGAGCTCTCTCAGCGCTGTGGGCGCCAATAAAAAAGCCGCCCCTCCCGAGGCGGCTTTGGTTGACTATTTTCTTCGTTCAAGCAGCTTGTCCCTAATCATTATTCTCCCTGCTGTGTCTGATAACCTGCCAGATTTGAGAAGCTGCAAATACCTCATAGCTTTACTGCGTACTTTGCGAATCTGGTTTTGGTTTCTGCTTATGTAATGGCGTCGGTCGATAAGAAACGGCTCTTTAATGTATGATTCATCAATGGGTATCATTTCACTTATCAGAAACACTCTTTCGCGCGATGCTATTTCTCCAATGTGGTAATAAATACAGTTGCCTTCGCCACGCTTCTGCTCCTCTCTGGCAATTTTCTTCTTGTAGTTTTCTACTTGGCTGCTCAAAGGGATGGCCCAATCTATTCCGTCGTGGTCTTTCAAAAGATAATAGAACGGCCTGTTTTCGCATTTATTTTGAATGAGATACTTATTGGAAAACTCAACAAAGTACCTGTCCTGCACCTTATAAAGTCCGTTTTCTATCAGCCGCTCCATTCTCTATCTCCCCAAAAAAGAAGCCCTCCGCATGGGCAGAGGGCCTTTCTAGCCTGGTTCTTATACCCCGCACTCAGGCAAGCGGCCGTCGTAAGCAAGTCGCACTTTTATAGGCCGCTGGCGACAGGCGGCATAAGGCAATGACGGCGAACTTTGTTCGTGTCTGTGGAAAGCAATTGCTTCCCTATTGCCATCATACGCTATTGTATTTCAAATTGCAATAATGAATTCATGTTTTTCTGAGCTTTCTGCTCTAGACAGTAATTTCTTTTACAGCATGTCAGTTCAGATATTTCATGTTATTTAAAACAATTCAAATTCAAGAAGGTGATGCTGTGTCCAACATGATGTATCTCCGCAAGAGCCGCGCGGAGGAGGGGCAGAGCACGGAGGAGGTGCTCTCGAAGCACCGGGCCGCGCTGGAGGAACTGGCCGACCGGCTCGGCCTGCCCGTGGACGGGGTGTATGAGGAAGTGGCGTCCGGTGAAAAGCTCTATGCGCGCCCGGAAATGCTCAAGCTGCTCGAGCGCATCCGGGCCGGCGAGGTAGAGGCCGTGCTGTGCATGGACATCGACCGCCTCGGGCGCGGCGGCATGGCTGACCAGGGCACCATCCTGGACGCCTTCCGCGAGTCCGGCACGCTGATAATCACGCCTGAGAAAACCTATGACCTCACAAATGACGTCGATATCGAGATGACGGAGTTCAAGGCGTTCTTCGCCAGAGCCGAGTGGCGCGCCATCCGCAAGCGCATGCGCCGCGGCCTGATGCAGACCATAGAGGCAGGCGGCTACACGGCCAACGCGCCCTACGGCTACCGCCGCTGCCGCATCGGCAAGCTGCCATCGCTGGAGGTCATTCCCGAGGAAGCGCGTTTCGTGCGCTATATCTATGAGCGTTACCTCGCCGGTATCGGCGCGCAGACCATAGCGCAGGAACTCAACGCCATGGGGAGCACCCCACGACGCGGGGCCGAGTGGAGCCGGAACACGGTGCGGCACGTACTGCGCAATCCCACCTTCGCCGGTAAAGTCGCCTGGAACCGCGTGAAGCACTACCGCCCCGGAGCTCACGGGAAGGAAACGCACCACGTCGTTTACACCCCGGTGGGCGAGTGGCTGATGGTGGACGGCGTGCATGAAGCGATCATCCCATGGAGCACCTGGCTTGAAGCTCAGGAGCGCCGGAAGCAGCGATACATACCGCCCAGCAACACTGGCCAGCGCGCAAACCCCTTCGCCGGCATCATCCGCTGCTCGAAGTGCGGAAACAATATGCAGCGCATGGGGACTAACAAAGGCGAGCCGTATCTGCTGTGTACCACAAAGGGCTGTACCGCCGGTGCGAAGTTCGAGTATGTAGAGGAGCGCATGGTCGAGCTGCTGTATGACGAGCTTGCCCGGCTCCGACTTCTCATAGACTCGGGCGCCGCGCCAAATGTTGACGCGCTGGAAGCCGCCCTTGCAGCCGCGCAGCGCGAGCTGGAGCGCGTACAGGCCCGCATCCCGCGTCTGTATGAATTCCTCGAGGACGGCACCTATGACCGCGCCACGTTCCGCTCAAGGCTCGACGCCGCCGAAAAAGAGCTTTCCGAGCTTGCGAGCAAGCGGACAGACCTCGAGCGCCAGATAGATGAGCGCCGCCGCAGCGACCCGCGCAAAGTCGCCGCCGCATTGGAGAATCTGGTCCAGCTCTACCCCACTATGTCCCCGGCCGACAAGAACAGTGCCCTAAAAGCACTCGGTGTGGAAGTAACCTACACCAAAGAGAAGAAAACCAAACCCCGCGACTTCACCCTGGAGCTCCAGCTCCGCGATTTTTAACCGCCATATTTATAAAACGGTCAGTCTTATGACAAAGACTGCATAGAAGACCTCCGGGTTTACCCCACCGTCGGGTCCCAGACCTACATAGACAACGCCTTCAGCGTCCGGCCCAAGAGCGCGGAGCTGCTGTATGCCGAGGTGAACGTCGAGGCCATCACCTTCAACAAGGGCTATTACACCGTAGACGTCACATATTTCTACAAGATAACGGGCGAGACCTTCCCCGGCGGGAACACCGTCACGGGACTCGCCATCTTCGACAAGCGCGTCATGCTCTGCGGCGGCGAGGGCACGGTAAAGACGTTCTCGTCCGACCTGTGCGACTGCAGCTGCGTGGACGACGGCATGCCCACCGCCTACGTCGAGGCCGTCGACCCCATAGCGCTGCACCTCAAGCTCGTAGACGCCAACTGCAACGTCTGCTGCGACAACGACAGACACGACATCCCGGCCTGCATCCTCGCCCGCTTCGGTGAGGCGCTGGTCACCACCGACACCGGCCGCAGGCTGTATGTCACCCTCGGCCAGTTCTCCATCATCCGCCTTGAGCGCGACACCCAGCTGCTCATCCCGGCCTACGATTACTGCGTGCCCGAGAAGGAATGCGCCGGCGGCCGCTGCAACGACGACCCCTGCGAGATCTTCTCCCAGATCCGCTTCCCCGTCGAGGAGTTCTTCCCCTCCGGCGACTGCACCACGACCACCAGCTGAAACCCAAAGCAGCCCCGGGACCAAATCGGCCCCGGGGCAAAAGCGTTATTTACAACTCTTCAGACTCCTGCGAATTTTCTGTCGGCGAGGCTTGAGACTCTACGCCATTCATATACATCTCCTCACACTCGCGCTGCGCCTTGATTATTATGTTCATTGCCTCTTCGCTGGCGCGGAACAGCCGCAGATACATTTCCTTATAGTCCGCCATATCCTCACCTAGGCAATTAGTCTAACCTGTTTCAGGTTATTTGTCAATAATCTGTTTCAGGTTATGAAATACTGTGTCCGAGGTGACACGGATGTATCCAAGGCTCAGGGACCTGCGCGAGGACGCGGATATGACGCAGGCGCAGGTGGCGAAGTATTTGCAGATGTCGCAGACGGGCTACTCGAAGTACGAGACCGGCGAAAACGACATCCCGACGCAGACGCTGATAAAGCTCGCCGCGCTATACAAGTGCAGCGTCGACTACCTTCTCGGCGTGAGCGACAAGCGGTGAAAAAAGTCCGCCCCGCATACTGCGGGGCGGACATCATTCTATCTTACGCGAGCTCGCGTCCCATGAGGACGCCCATGGCGGAGGCCATCATGAGGCCGCGGGTCCAGCCGGAGGAGTCGCCCAGGGCATGGAGGCCGGGGACATTGGTGTTGAAGCTGGTGTCCATCTTGACCTTGTTGGAGTAGAACTTCAGCTCCGGGGAATACAGCAGCGTCTCGTAGGACGCGAAGCCGGGGACGACTTCGTCCATGGACTTGATGAAGTTGATGATGTTTATCATCGCGCGGTAAGGCATGGCGGCGGTGATATCGCCCGCGACGGCGTCCACCAGGGTGGGACGGACGTTGGAGTAGGCCAGCTCCTTCTCCCAGGTGCGCTTGCCGTCGAGTATGTCGCCGAAGCGCTGGACAAGGATGTGGCCGTTGGCCAGCATGTTGGTCAACTCGCCGACCTTCTGCGCGTAGGCGATGGGCTGGTTGAAGGGCACGGAGAAGTTGTGCGAGCAGAGGATGGCGACGTTGGTGTTCGGGCTCTTGAGGTCGGCGCCCTTGAAGGCGTGGCCGTTGACGACGGCGAGGTCGTTGTCGTAGTTCTCCTGGCTCACGACGCCGCCGGGATTCTGGCAGAAGGTGCGGACCTTGTTCTTGAAGGGCTTCGGATAGCCGATGAGCTTGGACTCATAGAGGACGTCGTTTATCTCCTCCATGATCTCGTTCCTGACCTCGACGCGGACGCCGATATCGACGGTGCTGGGCTGGTGCTCCACGCCGTGCTCGGAGCAAATCTTCTCCAGCCAGTCCGCGCCGCGGCGGCCGGTGGCGACGACGGTGTGCTCCGCGCGGATCTCAAAGTCCTTCTTGCAGTCCGTGAGGTACACGCCGCGGCAGACGTCGCCCTCCATGATGAGGTCGCGGCACTCGGTGTCGAAGTACATCTCGACGCCATGGTCCATGAGGTAGTGCTCTATGCCGAGGTAGACGTCGTGCGCCTTCTCGGTGCCCATGTGGCGGATGGGGCAGTCCACGAGCTTGAGTCCGGCCTTGATGGCGCGGGCGCGGATGCGGCGGACCTTCTCATCGTTGCCGATGCCCTCGATGTGCTCATCGGCGCCGAACTCGAGGTAGATCTTGTCGGCGTAGTCGATGGTCTCCTGGGCCAGGCGCTCGCCAATTAGCGTGGGCAGGTCGCCGCCGACCTCGCAGGCCAGGGAGAGCTTGCCGTCCGAGAACGCGCCGGCGCCGGAAAAGCCCGTGGTGATATGGCAGATGGGCTTGCAGTTCATGCAGACGCCGGTCTTGGCCTTGGGGCAGCTGCGCTTTTCAAGGGCGCGGCCTTTCTCGACCATCACTATCTTCTTCTTGCTGCCCCGGCGCAGCATCTCGAGCGCCGTGAATATACCGGCAGGTCCCGCGCCGACGATGACGACATCTGCATTCAT